TCAAACTGTACAGAACTTCCATCATGATCCAACATCTCAAACTCGTCTAGGATACCCATTTGTTCAGTAGACTTATACTTGACATACAATTGTTTCTTTTCTTTCTGGATTCGTCTTAGGAACGCATAGTAGATGATTTGTGTGAAGTATGCAAATGGATTCTTTGATTTGGTTGGATCAAAGTTCTCAAAGTACATGAGGCAGTTTTCAATACCATCCGAAATCATTTCATCACGGTATGTGTAACTGATAAAGTTTGGTTTGTGTGACAGGCCTTCGGCAATCTTCATCCAACATTCACCTATGTAATTTGGAATAGGTTCTTGTGAATTGGTTTCTTTGCGTTGCTTGTAGGCAATTAATGCCTGTAAGAAATCGGCATTGTTGATGTAATGTTTTGAACTCATGTTAAGTATACCATAATAAAGGTTGACAAAAGGGCTTGACAAGTGTTAAGGTCTCGGTGTTGCCCAATGATATTAATGTAATGTTGTTTCTTTAGGAACTTCCAGGTCATTAAATTCTTGGAGCATAAACTCCTTAATTCTTTCGGCCAAAGCGGCTTGTATCTTATCATCATCCAAAAGTGATGTGTCCACAGAGTCTTTTTCCAACCTGTCAATTGCATTTTCATAATACTCTGCAAAGGCCTTTGTTGGATTTGTGATGAACACAATGTCCTTACTGTTTAATACCACTTCATTCTTTTCCACTAATTCAATTGGAAGATAATAAGCCATTGATATGTTTGACACATTACTTCTGTGATAAACTTCCACCAACATTGGTTGTTCGATAACGTAATGGCCTTCCATTATTTCATTAACGATACCAATGATATCAGATCCATCTTGCATACGAACTAGTTTAATATTGTTCATTTTTTGAGTCCTATCTTGTAGGTTTTAAATGGAAACTTCTCTTCCGTATATATCTTCACTCTTTCCACAAAATGTCGTAATGTAAAATTCATGTGTTTTTTGTATCTGAGGTCGTCTGCAATGTCATATAATGTAGCAATGTTCTTACCTTCAGAGTTCCTTAATCCTCTACCAATCGATTGCAACGCTCTAACCCTGGACTTAGAAGGTGATGCAAAGATGATATTGTGTAGGTTACGAATGTTGATACCTGTGGAAAAGGTGCCGTAAGAAGCAACAATAATAGCGTCATTTTCTTTTTCCATAATTTCTCTAATCTTTTCTCGGTCTTCCGTTTCCGTTCCACCATGGACGAAAAATACTTTTCGGTCACCAATTTTCTCTGTGTTCCGAATCATATCATACAGGACCTGTCCATGCTTGGCAACCATTTGATAGAGTATTAACGTATTATTACCTAAACTAACTGCAAGGTTTTTTATGAACTTATTTCTTGCTTCACATGCAATCAGATATTGTATTTCGGTTTGATAGTCTTTATCTTTCATTTCCAAACACACCTCGTCTGGATGTTTCAGTACAAGGCATTTGATTTCAAAGTCTGACACCTGATTCTTGTCCATCAACTCTCTGGTCGTTGTCACTTGTCTGACTTGGCCAAATAGACCTTCTAGTACAAGCTTATGCGTTTTGGTGCCATCGAGTGTTCCAGTCAATCCAATTCTATACTTGGCATTAATACACGATGTTAATATTGTAGTCAACGATTGTGCCTTGAACAGATGCGCTTCGTCACCAATAATATAATCGAATTGTTCAAAGTAATCTTTAGGCAGTTGATACAAAGATTGCCATGTTGATATGGTCAAAGATTTGTTTGTGTGTTTATCTTTGCCTTGATAAATTCTATGCACATGTTGGTCAGAATCCCAACCATAATCTTGGAAGTCTTTGAACAACTGCTCTACAAGAGATGTGGTTGGCACAATGATTAGGCCTTTTAATTGTTGGTAATCCAATAATTGCCTAACAATCAAATAAATGATGAGTGATTTACCTGAAGCCGTAGGAGACAATAACAATGCTCTACGTCTTCTCATTGCATGGATAAATGCATTCATTTGATAGTCTCGGACTTCAAACGAAAGATTTAAACCTTCTATAAACTTTTTGGCATGATATGCTGAGTACTCTTCTTCTACTCCATCGTGTGAATATGTATAGTCACGTTCTTTACAGAACTCTTCCAAATATGGAATAAGTCCAATGTATAATTGGTAGTTTCTGGAATCAAACAAACGAATCTTGCCATCCCATATTCTATTACGGAATGCAGGAACAAACTGATGGCCTGGTACAAAAAAAGTAAAAAACTCTGATAGTTCTTGTGCAATATGACGTTCACAATTTATTTTGACGTATACCTCATTGACCTTTTCACAAAGGATATGTTCTTTATTGTCCTCCAATGAATCTCTCCCATGTGATGAAGTCACGTAGTTGCCATGTTCTCTGTTTCAATTCACCCATAATGGCTTCAATAACAGACACCGCTTCCTCGTGGTATATCTTCTTTTCTAGTAGTTTGATTAGGTCTTGGTCTGATTCCAAATATGTTGATATATCGGACTTCAACGTAAATTGGAATGGTTCCCATCCAAATTGATCCAACTCTTCTTTGGATAATTTACCAGTATAGTATTCCCATTTGGTCTTACGCATACGTAGGTAATCAAAGTTGGCCTTTTTGCCTGCCATCTTATGCTTTGTAAGAATGGTAAGATACTTGTTGTGTAACTTTGGTATCTTTAGAAGTTCTTTGCCCGGTTCTGTCTGGTCTATATCAGAGTCGGCTGTCCACAAGTTCAAAATTTGTTCAATGTTTTCCATAATATAATAAAAGAATTAGTAGTTTGTTATTTCGAAATACTCGTACCTGAAGGTTGCTGTTGCTGTTAGTATTGTGTCCGCAGTTAATTTGGTATCAAACTGTATACTAGATAATGAGACTGGAAACATTCTGTGGAAGTTAATACTAATCAATGGATTATTTAGCGCTGACATTATTGTCAGATTGGAGTCTGAGTAATAACTGTTTGTGGCAGAAAATGTATTCTGCAATGCATTGTTATTATACCTATCGGCCGTGCTCTTAGGTGATGCAATGGCCAATAACCACTTGTACAATTCATTCCATGATTGTGCTTGTTCATCAATCAAGAACGTAATATCAAACTCTTGGTAATCTATTTTTGTACCTGCAATAGGTACATTTACCAATGGAGTGGCAAATTCGGTGGTTCCAATACTTACACCAGGAAGATTGGCCTCTTGGCAGAAATATTGTACCGTTGGCAATCTATTGAATGCCAATATGAACTTTGACGGTTGCAGGAAGTTCGTATTTGATGGTGTTCTGGATAATGCTGTCATATGGATATTTAGGCACCAAAAAAAAGACCACCCGAAGGTGGTCTTTAAATGTCAATCTATGTTGACTCTATCAAATGTATTTGATTACATTAGATTTTTTACTGCGAACAAACGGTAGTAAACGTTAGTTTGTGAATCCAAACGACCGTTTTGTACTGTTAGACCATTAGAGAATGGATTTGCTACCATGCCGTAACGAGTTTTGAAACCAATTTTTGGTTGGAATGTGAACTGGTCAACTGCACGAACCATTTGTAGAGGAACGTATGGACAGTAGAATAGACCTGCGTCATAAGGTGATGAACCTTTGTAACCGATTGTAACCAATTCTTGGTTCTGTGTGTAACCGCCATAATATGGATCGATATACACTTTAATACGGCCATGCAACATACCAGCAAATGTATTGCCTGTATCATCAACTTGCAAGTCAGCTTGTAGAGCTGGTGTGTATGATAGAACACCAGCCATTGCCATAGCAGAAGCAACGTCTGAAGAAACAATCAACACATTACCTTTACCTCTACGAGTTTGTTTTGCAATAACGTTAGCATCACGTTCGATTTGGAAAATCAAACCTTTGAAACGTTCAACTGACCAACGACCGTTAGAGTCTGTGTCCAAGTCAAAGTAACCAGCAGTAGTTGTACCGTATTGAGCACCAATCTTTGCAGATGTGTAAATTGTACGGATAACTTCACGGTTAATCTCAGCAAGAATCTCAGTAGAAAGAATGTTAGACAATTCTGTCTCAGCGTCCAAACCATGGATTGCTTTCAAGTCTTGTGCTAGTTCTAGTGAGTATTCAGCTTTCAATGCACGAGATTGTGCAGTAACAGTAACTTTCTCGATAGAGAATGCCATTTGTTGGAATGCTGTATTACCATCAGAACCCAAGTATTCAGCAATACTTGTTTGCATACCAGTACCAGTTGTAACAGAGTTAGCAGCATTAACAGCACCTTGTGTGTTAGCTGTTGTGTCTGTTGCTGTGTTACCAACGAAACCGTATTGGTTAAACAATGATGTATTACCAGAGAAGATTGTGTTAGCTTCGTTATAGAAAGCTTCAGAACCTTGTTGACCTGAGTAACGAGCACGCATTGCAAAGATTAGACCAGTAGGTCCAGTCATTGGTTGAACGCCTGCAACATCATAAGCAATCAAGTTAGGCAATGAACGGCGAACCAAACTGATTAAGATTGGGTCAAAATTGCTGATACCAGAACCTGTAACGTTAGTTGGACCAGGATCAGATGCAGTCTCGTTCAATGCCAAGCGGTCTTGACGCATTGCTTGGTGTTGGTTTTCCAAAACAAGAGCAGTAACACTTCTCTTGTATGGGTCTGTAATGGCTTCTAGTTCTGGATGTTCCAAAACTGGAGCCCATTTCTTTTGTAGCTCTTCTGTCATAAACATGTGATTTTCTCCTTAATTGAAATCTTTTTATTTATTGTTTTTTGGATTCTTATTTCTTATTAAGAATGCCTACAACTTGTTCCATCAAAGGGTCAGCAGAACGTGTTGTTCTCTTTTCTTCTTCGATTTGAACTTCGTCATCCAAAGCAGAATTGTCTGCAACCTTTACGTCAGTTCTAAAATATGATTCTTTTAGAGTTGACAACTTTGCCGCAAATTATTCCTCAGTAGTAAACTCTACACCCTCTGCGAGTGATTTCAATTTTTCTACTTGAGT